AAGCTTTCTTCGCTGGTGTACAATGGGCAGAAACTAGACTTAAGGAATTAAACTCATGAAACTCAATAAAACACAACGTGACTATGCTGTATCTCGTCTTGCTGACAAAATCGCTCAAAAGCGTAATAATGAAACACCAGCCTTTGTATCATCTAAAAAGTCTGATATGAAAGAAATCTATAAACTGCTGACTAATGCAGGTGTTCAACTTGTTCCAGAAACTGAATTCGTAAACTCATGGGGTGTACGTAGTATCGGTGATGTTATCATTTTCCCTGTTAACTTTGATAAGGAGTATGAAGAAAGCAATCGTATCCGTGATGAAATCCGTGTTAAATATGAGACTATCCAACAAGAATTAATGGATAAACTCTACCTGTGTGATGAAGCACAAGAAGCTCTCGACTTAATCAACTCAATCTAAAGGAAATAACATGCTAAAACTAAATGAATTCTGGAAATCAAAGATTCAATTTGAAGTTAATCTTGTTGAAGAAGCACCTAAAGACTACTACACACCAGAAAATTGGGAACAAGGTGAAGGTGTATACTACTCAAAGAAAACTGACTACATTTACTTCGTAGGAAAACATTCTGTAGATTCTATATACGCACCATTCTCAAAAGGTTTCTTCACATTAATTGAAGATGAATATGAGTCACCTAAAGTTGATGAAGACTTGTTCCTTAAATCACTTGCAGCACTGAACGGTCATCGTCTATGAAACCTGATGGCTTTAATTTAGAGCAATCTATCTTAGAGTGTTGGCAAGTATGCGAAGATCTAAAGCTTGGTAAAATGGATCAACAAATACTTGCCAAATACTATGAAGTTAAGTTTAATCAACTATGGGAAATCTTTGAGGAATTAACACATGACAGATACTTTACTTCTCCTACCAGAACGACACCGACACCTGATACGTTCAACAATGAAACATCTTCTTCGTGAACGTGAAGCTGATCTAGCCTTCTGTAATGATATGATAACAATGCACTGGAATTGTTCTAACAAAGACAAACCAGAAAGCAAAAGAGCCTTCGAAAACCTTAACCATTACAAAGATTACAAACGTAAACTTCGTAAAGAACTAACCACAATCCGTTCAATTCTACAGGTAATGAAATGAGCAAATACACTCACTGGTATTATACTGATACTGCAAACTTTGAATGTATCATCGAAGCTGAAAAAGGTAGTTTATGTCAAATCCGTGATGAAAAAGGAGGTTATGAACCTGACTATGCAGATGAAATCTATGTAACTGAAGTATATCACAAAGATGTTGATATCATTGAATTCATCCATCCAGATATACTACGTGATATCGTATCTCAATTCGTTGAAGTAAATTCCTCACTCTGAAAGCCTATATGCAAAATCCTTTAAGTGAATATCGTAGCGGTCTCTTTGCTACACATAATAACCTTGATGAATCATTCGCATACCTAAACAGTATGATTTCTACTATGTCCAGTAGTGATCAACAAGGTATCAATGTAGCTGTTCGTTGCTTAATCAATACTCTTGCAGATGAAATCGATAAAGTATATCACCCGAGCAAAAACATGTCTATTGGTTCTCTTGTAGACAAGTACCTTGATGATGTCCTTGCAGTACGTGTTGAAGAAATCGTCAATGAACGTATCTCTGATGCTATCGGTGAATATATGTCTAATGAGTTTGATATCAGTGACTATGAAGATAATATTGATTGGGCTTATCGTATTGAATCGAACTTAGACAACGATATGATAAAAGAATCAGTAGAAGAAATCGTTAAAAACAGTCTAACAATCGAGGTGCGTGTATCGTGAATCAACCAGAGTCTAACGGATACTTTGTATTTATCAAGCAAGGTTACGATCGAGCCTACTATTGTGTAGCAGGTCGTGATATCAAGCTTGAAGACGCTGTATGCTATCTATTCCCAAATGAAGCGGCTAATGTATGTACAACAATGAACATGAGATTTAATGATGAACACCGTCAAAAAGAAACGCTCAATGAATCCGGAAGTACTAGCCAAGGGCAAAGCAGCTCTTGAACAGTGGCGTAAAGAAAAAGCTTATGCTGTAAAGAAAGGTGGTAAGTTCCTTGAAGCATGGAATGAAGAACAAGAGCTAAAGAAAGCTCAAAAACGTACTTCACCCATGCAAGCAATCAAAAACTTTTGTAATGACTGTGTAGGAGGTATTCGATCAGACATAACCAACTGTACTGCTAAACAATGTTCTCTGTATATCTATCGACCATACAAAAAAGGTGATGACAATGAATGAATACTGCTTTCAAATTAGTGCTACCCGTACAATATGGGTATGTGCTATTAACGAAGAAGAAGCTGAATCAAAGGTCTATGAAGAAGTAGGCTATGATCCCGGTGAAATGGAACTTGTGGATGTGAACTTTGATATATGAAACTCTACGACCTACCCAGAGGATCCCTCTTCAAACTAATCGGTGATACCCAAATACCGCCTGAAGCAAGACATCCAAATCTTACTAAAACATACAAGCTAAATAACATTGATGGAATGTACTCTTACTGTTCTGATAATGAAGGTAACGTATACCACTTTGTTGCATGGGCTGAAATTCAAGAGGTAACTGATAATGATAGCATACAAACTTTTCAGGAAGCGTACAGACGGCACCTACGGACCACTGTTTATCAATCGTAAACAACGATTAACAAAAGACGTATGGTACTTTGCTGAAGATCATAAAACAAAAGGCTATGCTCATCGTCCAGGATGGCATGCATGTGCTGAACCTATTGCTCCACACTTATCTAAGAAAGGTCGTGTATGGTGTAAAGTAATTATCAATGATCTTGAACGTCATCAAAGACCTGAATCACAAGGCGGTCTCTGGTTTACAGCTAATGTACTTAAAATTGTAGAGGAATTATGAGTTCAACACTAATAGCAATCATAGGTGTAGTATACTTAGGAGTCTGCATTGATCTGTTCCTTAAAGGAAGTCTAGGTCTAAGCATTGCATTCTTAGGTTATGCTATAGGTAATGTAGGTTTATACTTGGAGACAGTAACTAAATGAATCGTAGAACAATCTATCTAGCAGGAAGTATGGAACACGTATCCATTGAAGAAGCTAAAAGCTGGCGTTCAACAGCCACTCACCTGTTAGCTCACTCATGTAACATACTTAACCCATGCCGAAGATTACATGCATTTGAACCAAAATACATGAAGCGTATATTCGAATTAGATTTAAGAGATATTCGTGAATCTGATTTAATCCTAGCTAATCTAGATAAACCAGAAATCCCTAAGCATGGCACAGCAATGGAGGTATTTTATGCGGCATACGTACTAAAAATACCAGTAGTAGCATTCAAATCTGATGCTAATAAAATCCATCCTTTCTTTGAATCCCTTGTAACTGAATGGCGTTCAAGTGTTGATAAAGCTTGCGATACCATCTTGGCTGAGTATCTGTGACATAGCTTAGTCGGAGCCTAATAGGAGGTAACTATGGAAACAGAAAGATTAACATGCAAACACGAAGGATGTAACAACCTATGCCCAGTATCAAGAACTGGAAACAAAGGCGTTATACAACATAAACAATGCCATGCTTGCTCAAAAATGATGTCAAAGTACGGAATACACAACGGAGATAGGCTAAAGCTCTTAGAGAAACAAAACTATAAATGTGCAATATGTGAAAAAAACATATCACTAACTGGTAGATTCAAAAAAGGAGACAAAGATGAAAACTCAGCAGTAATAGATCATAACCACAAAACAAACAAAATAAGAAAAATATTGTGCGCATCTTGCAACCAAGGATTAGGTAAATTTTACGAGTCAAAAAAAATCCTAAATAAAGCTATAAACTACCTGAAAGAATTTGAATGATAGCAATAATCTCAATCATCGTCATCTATACAATCTGGTACAGGGTATCTTTTCATGATTAAACTAATCTGGATCACTATCCTATGTATTGCTTCACTGTGCGTAATTGCACAATTCTTTCGTAAGCCTAAAATAAACATTTAATATGCCATACATCACTGAAGAAGCACGTCAATCACCACACATGCTCAAATATGAGCCACACTGTGCAGGTGAATTAAACTTCCTGATCACAACATTCATTCGTAACTACTACAACAAAAGTCCATCTTATCAATCTGTCAATGATGTTGTTGGCGCACTTGAAGGAGCTAAACTCGAGTTCTATCGTAGAATTGCCGCCCCTTATGAAGATAATAAAATCATTATGAACGGAGATGTATACTAATGTATAATGAAGATAAACCAGTGCCACAGTCACGTATCGACAAAATCCTATCACACTGGGATGAAGAAGATTTCTTTGATATCCAGTCTAAAAAGTTTCTAAATCAAGAACGTAAAGAACTTGATCGAGGCTGGTCTGAAGCCTTTGCTAAATCATACAACAATGAAATTGATATGTATGCAGATGCAGAACCAGAATTTAAAACACAGGAGTTTAAAAACTTGGTAAAAGAATCATTATACGGAAAAGATCATATCAATCCACAACACTACAAGAACGTAGCCGCAGGTAAACAATACATGGAACTCATGGTTGACATGCTTCAAGGCAAGTCTGGTGTTGAAGCCCACTTGTTCGGTCAAGTGTATAAATACCTGATGCGCTGTGGTAATAAAGATCAAGAAGTCCAAGAGTTAAACAAAGCTCTGTGGTATCTTAAGGCACTCATCAAGTACAAGTCTGAAGGTAAAGTCTTATGAATGAGCCACAAGTAGTACATTATGAAGGTAATGTAGAATTTTACAAAATTGACTTTGATAAAATAACTTTAACATTTGCTATCATACCTGAAGTACTTGATCATCCTAAACTAGGTAAATCTATCTATGTAAAATCCTCTGTTGTCTGTTCCCCAATAGATGATGAAGGATCGTTCTATACAATGAACACACTCTACAAAAAATCACCTAATGAATCATCTCAAAACGATTAAACGTTTTGTCGCTGGAAGTCATAAGTTCTTCGACATCTATGAATGCACTGTAGATGAAGTTGATACTTATACTTCTAGTACTGGCAAAGCAATGGTCAAGGTGTCTATTGAAGGTAAAGAATATAATGGTCTCCACAACAAATGGGTCTATGAATATCTCTGCGCCAACGAAGGGCAACCCTCTTTTGTAGTCTTTTGGAAAGCTCCTAAAGGAGATCCTATGGTAGCCTACGTTAAAGAGATCTGGCAGAACCACATCGATGGAACTCCTCAAGAGACTGTATACCTAGCCTCTGATGAAGAAGCTCATATACAAGAAGGCGAGTCGTTCTTATACATGTGGATCAACAAAGACACCGATAAGAAATATATTGGTAAACATCGTGGTAAACCTGATGACGGGTATGTGTGTTCATCTGAAAGCTTCATAGCTGAATACAATGAATGTCCATCAAGGTTTATCCGCACTATCTTAGCATATGGTACTGATCAAGAAATGCTTGAGTTAGAAACTATCTTGTTGTTACAACTAAAGACTCGTATGAGTCCTATGTACTTTAATCTGTCTGACAACTTAAACAGGAG